CTTTTCGATTAACAAAAATGATTTCGGTATAAACTTCAACATCTCTAATTTCACCATTAGCTAGTTGATGTTTAAAAGTAAAGTAAGATTTATTTTTTACCGATGTGTGAGAGATTGCTCCTTTTATTTCGGTTTCTGTACCAGCATTAATCTGGTTTATTTTCATGTTAGTTAATATCTTAAAAGAGTAGCCATAAAAATCAAGAGCAGCCTGATTAGCATCAACAATTTTTTTATTTGTTGGATCAATAAGTAGCATTACCGATTGATTTTTTTTGAATAGAGCTTTGTAACGTTGCTCACTTTCATTAAGCTGAAAAGTTCTTTCTGCAACTATTTTTTCTAGGTTTTCGTTGAATTCACTAAGTGATTTTTCATTGTCAGATACCTGTTTAATGTAATATTGAATGGTTTTTTTAATTCTAATTTTAAAAATTAGCAAGGTTAACAAGGCAAGGATTAATGATAAAACAATCATTACTACACTCAAAAAGATTTGTTGATTGGCGACTGATTTTCCTTTTTTTATTTCTTTTGCCACAACTGTTTCAACATCGTCTAAATAAACGCCAGTTGCTATTATCCAATTTAAGTTTTTTGTACAATTTGGCATAGGTTAATTTTTGGGTAACTTGATTCGAATTGGGCTTCTTAAACCAATAGGTAAAAAATAAGTGTCTATAAACAGAAAGAAGTTTAATCAAACAAAAGCTCTTAACTTATCTATGGCTTTAATAGATACTTACGCTGGGGGAGCGCAAGTGTTAGCTGACGATAAATTACCTACTTGGGCAAAGATACCAATGATGATTTCTGTTATAGGTTCTGGTTTAGCTCAAGTCGCAGCAATATCTAGGCAAAAGTTCCAATCTTCATCAGCCAATACACCTATAAACACAGGTGGTTCGAGTTCTGGAGGAGATAGTGGAGGTAGACAAGAGCCTGTTTTTAATATTGTAGGTCAGTCAACAGAAAGCTCTCTTATAAATGCAATACAGTCAAAATTCGATAAACCACTAAAAGCATACGTTGTTGCAAGAGAAGTAACAAGTCAACAACAAATGGATAGCGTTATCGTAAATCAAGCTGGAACTTAAAATACAACATTAAAAATAAATAAAGTTAACATTATATAAATAAGTTAAATATGGAAGGATTAGATACAATAGAATTATTTATAGACGAATCAAAAGATGAGGATGGAATTGAAGCTATATCTTTAGTTGAGTTTCCTGCTATCGAAGAGAACTTTGTAGCTTTAAGTAAACATAAAGTAGAGTTTAAGACTGTTGATTCAGAAAAGAGGATAATAGTTGGTTTAGCATTAGTCCCAAATAAGCTCATATATAGACGCAGAGGGGATTACGAGTACAATATAACATTCTCTAACGAAACAGTAAGAAAAGCGTCTGAATTGTACTTAAAACGCCTTAAAAACAATAATACAACATTAGAACATACTGAATTTACAGGAGGTGTATCTGTAATAGAATCTTGGATAGTAGAAGACCCAGAGAAAGACAAAACTGCTTTATATGGATTGAATGCAGTAAAAGGTGCTTGGGCAGTAACTATGAAGATAGATAACGATGGGGTTTGGGAAGATGTTAAACAAGGTAAATACTTGGGATTAAGTATTGAAGGTATGTTTAGCGATAATGTAGAGGATATTGAAGAGGTTGAGGCTAGTAGCGTATTAGAAGAGATAAAAAGACTAATAATTGAAGACAAAAAGCAGGAATTAAAGTCTTATAGTGATTACCCACAAGGTGCGACTAACAATGCTAAGAGGGCGTTAAAGTACAAGAAAGAGAACGGAAGTTCTTGTGGCACAAGTGTTGGGTGGACAAGAGCGAGTCAGTTAGCTAATAGAAAACCTTTAAGTAGAGATACTATTGCAAGAATGGCATCATTTAAAAGACATCAGCAACATAAAGACGTACCTTATTCAGAAGGATGTGGTGGTATTATGTGGGATGCTTGGGGTGGTTCAGCAGGTGTTAACTGGGCAATCAGTAAACTAAAAAAGATAGACAATGAGAGCTAAATATTGTAAATGTAAAAATACTTACTCTATCAAATGTGATAAATATAGTAAAAGGAAAAAGTGTAATGATGACGAATACTGGAAGCAAGGAATTGGTTCTATTCGTAAAACCACAGAAGAGTAAAATACGACATTAAAATTACAAATAGTTATATTAATATAAATCAATAAGTATGAAAGCGACAGAAATTCTTAATAATGTCAAAGAGCTTTTAAACCTGTCTAAACAAGAGGTTGAAGCTAATGACGTTTTAGTTGAGGAGTCAGTAGATTTATCTGCTGATGAAGTAATTGAAGAGGCTAAAGAAGAGGTAGAAGAGGTTGTACTTGCTGAAGAAACCAAAGAAGAGGTTGTAGTTAAAGAGGAGAAAGAAGCTCCTGCAATGAACTACGCTACTTCAGAGGATTTGTCAGCATTAAAAAACGAGTTACTATCTATGATTAAAGCCTTAATCGAAGATAAACCAAAAGGAGCTGAGAAAGAAGTTCCTCAAGAGTTATCAAAACAAGAAGAGGTTGAGTTGTCTGAGGAAACAAAAGAAATTGTTCATTCTCCAGAAAACGAAATCGAAGTAAAAAAGAATTTATTATCAAACCTAAACAAACCTATGACTACTCAAGAGAGAGTTAATAGAATGTTATTTAATTAAATAAAACAAAATGGCTACTACAACAAGTATTACTACAACTTACGCTGGAGAAAGTGCTGGAAAATATATCTCAGCAGCTTTACTTTCAGGTAACACAATCGCAAATGGAGGACTAACTATCCGACCAAACGTAAAGTTCAAAGAGGTTGTTAAAAGATTAGAATTAGATGGAATCACTAAAAATGGTTCTTGTGATTTTAATGACACATCTGCTTTAACTTTAACAGAAAGAATTCTTGAACCAAAAGAATTACAAGTTAACTTAGAATTATGTAAGAAAGATTTCCGTTCTGACTGGGAAGCTATTTCAATGGGGTATTCTGCATTTGACCAATTACCTTCTTCTTTTCAAGATTACTTAATCTCTTACGTTGCTGGTAAAGTTTCTCAAAAGAATGAGCAAAGCATATGGAGTGGAGATGCTTCTAACGATGGAGAATTTGATGGATTCGCAGAATTAATTGCTGCTGATGCTAACCTACCTGCTGCACAAGAAATTGCTGGAACTACGGTAACTGCTGCTAATGTAGTTGATGAGTTAGGAAAAGTTGTTGATGCAATTCCTTCTACATTGTACGGAAGAGAAGATTTACATATTTACGTTGCTCAGAATGTATTTAGAGCTTACAAGCGTAGTTTAGGTGGATTCCAATCTGGAGGTCAAGGTGCTAACGGATATATGGCTCAAGGAAACAATCAAGATATCAATGTTTTATATTTTGATGGTGTAAAAATCTTTATGGCTAACGGATTACCTTCTAACAAGATGGTTGCTACAACAAAAGACAACTTATGGTTTGGAACTGGACTAATGAGCGATACACAAGAAGTTCGTATTTTAGATATGGCTGATTTAGATGGTTCTCAAAACGTTAGAGTAATTATGAGATTTATTGCTGGTGTTCAGTATGGTATTGTTGAAGATATCGTAACATACGGAATCACAAACTCAGCGAACTAGAATTAAATATAAGAAACAAGGGTAGGTATTAATCTATTTACCCTTGTTTAATAACTAATAATAAAAAATAAAATTATGGCTTGTGATATTGCTTTAGGACGTGTAGAGCCTTGTAAAGATAGTGTTGGAGGTATAAACGCTGTTTACTTCGTGAATTTCGGAGAAATAACAGATGTTACCTATGATTCTACCGATACAGATGTTATCGATTCTGTTTCAGGGACTCCAGACGCTTACAAATATGAGGTTAGAGGAAACTCTACATATACGGAAAATATTCAATCTAGTAGAGAAAATGGTACTACTATGTTTGAACAAGTGTTAGAATTGACACTTAAAAAATTAACAAAAGAAGACCATAAAACAATTAAGTTATTGTCTTTCGGTAGACCTAATATCTTAATCGAAGATAACAACGGAAACGTATTCTTATCTGGAGTTGAGTTTGGTTGTGATGTAACTGGTGGAACTATTGTTACTGGTGGTGCTATGGCTGATATGAGTGGTTACACTTTAAGTTTTACAGGAATGGAAAAAGCTCCTGCTAACTTTTTAGCTAAAACAGCCGTAGGAGAATCTGCTTCAACTACTATTACTGGTGCTGGATTCACTATCGTTTCATA